TTCTGCTTCAAGAGGCGGTAAGTTATTCTTGGATCTCTTTGTTGGTCTGCCCATAGTTTACCCTTACTTATTTTTTTCTTCTAAAGCTTCATTCATTTTACTCAAGTACCATGCTGCCTTCTTCATGTCCTCCACAGGATTTTTCTTGTAACGATAACGATGCTGATACTTAATCATGTTACCATGACAGTAGGCAATGAAACCATCAAGACCTACGACTTGTTTTATATAGTCAATGCACTCAATCCCACCCATATTGTAATGGGCAGGACGAGATACAGGATCAAAGTCTTTGAATTTTTTAATCATGTGTTTACCAATTCAGCTGATGTGTAGGGTATGTGAAAGAACAACTCACCTTTCTGTATGTACCTACCCTTAGCCTCAGCTAAACTTTCTTTGGTTAGTAGAGTATCTTTAATACGCCAGACTTGCTTTAAGTCTTCACGGAATACGTAGAAGTTTAACACACCATTACTACCTTCATACTTATCTAGTAGTCGTTGCTTACGCTCAGGTATGCGTATGTCTTCCCAATGCGTAGGCCAATCTTCTGTCCAGGCTACCTTAACCTCAGCCTCATTGAAGTATGTAAAGCCATCCTTCTGAGACACAACGTCAACATGATAGTTCTCTTCTGTATTAACTATCGTGTGACCTTTTGATTCTAGTAGATCAACTAAAGTATCTTTAGCTTTCTTATCATAAGCTTGATATAAAGCTCTGTTAAAACTTTTACGTACTGGTTTCATATTTATAATCCCTTATACTAAATCTACAATTTCACAGCTGTCACCAGAACATGCTAGTGTCTGACTACCTGCTGTATTATCTTCTTTCTCATAGTTTGATAGTAATGTCCAGTCAATATCTTTAGGCATCAAAGATAATAAGGACAAGTAATCTTCCTTAGAACAATCTTGATAGGGTGCTTGTTGATAGGTATGCTCATGGAAGGGTAGGAAAGATACACCTGACATTTCATCAAAGTGTTTGTAAACAAATGCACCAACCTCAAACCATTCATCTTTCTTGACGTTGATTGTTACCGATGGCTTATGCTCACACCATGATCTCTGATAGGCTAACCACATATTAAGTTGATCTATCGCAGTCATGTCAGCAGTAACCACTGCATTGTCAGGAGACTTCTGAGGGAAACTAAACACAGTAGTCTGGTCTGGCTTCATTACATCTGGCTCACTAGGTACGCCTTGGTCTTTCATAAACTGTGTTAGTGGATCTTTGTTGTCACCACGAACAGTACGAATATAATGGGCTGAGTGACGAGCGTGTATTCCACTAGCGGAGTCAACCAACTGCGATACCGTTCCGCTAGGTTTGACACAACTGATAGCAGTAGCAACAGGAATATCAAGCAGTTTAGCCCACTTAGCATTAGTAGCAATGGATATAGATTTAAGATGTTCAAGAGTTTTATCTAGCCCCTCATTTTCTGTGGTCATTAAAGGGTTGTCCATGATACCTGTCAAGGATACACCCAACAAACGTTCTTCTTCTGTATTCTTCTGCCATATCTTACGCAAGTAAGGAAACTTTGTGTAAGTAGATTGTATAGTACCAAGGATGGTAGCTATGCGAACCTTCTCTGAAAGGCTTTCGATGGTATCAGTAGCACGTACTACAATCTCTGTAAGGTTACAGAACTGATTGGGTCGTAGTATTATCTCACTGCAAGGGTTCGTGCCGAACTCATAGTCAGCATCTCGTCTACCATTCTTAGCTGCTTGCTTCTTAGAAGCCTCACGATTGAAGACACCACGTTCACCACTGCCACTTTCTACTAGGGCTTGCCATTCACGTAGAAATGATATAGCATCTGGCTTCTCAGTATAAGATACAGAGTTATTAGATAAGGCACGATGAGGATCATTCTCCCACCACTTACCACTTTTAGCATGACGCATACGATCATCAGATAAGTTAGATAAACTAATCATAGCTGACCTACGTACACCACCTACTACTACTACCTCACCAATCTTACACATGATGTCGTGACACTCAAGAGATGATAGCTTACGACCTTGAGAATCTTTAAAGGTATGTACGACAAAGTTAAACAGATCAATCAATGGCGCTGGGCCTGATGCTCTACCACCAAATGTTTTAAGCCTAGCACCTGCAGGACGAACCCTAGTAATATCCCACTTAGGAATCTCACCACTATATAGGAGTGCAATAACTTGTCGAAGTCCCTTAGCCCAACCCTCTTTACTATCCCTGATGACAACACAAGTGTCGCTCTCAAAGAGCTGTGGCACATCTGGGAGTTGACGGATGAACTGTCTCTCTACGGAGAACCCGACACCAGTACCGCAGAGAAGGATGAACATAGCCTCATCGAATGACTTCATGTCATCCACTGGTAGGTATGAACAGTTATAACCTGCTGTGTTATCTCTAACAAAAGCTGGACCAGCTGTCATCATTGCTCTCATAGAAGGCATAGCACCAAGACTTAGGATAGAATCCTCTATCTCTTTTACAAGCTTAGTCATCTTAGGTACAGTAAAGTTAGCCTTCTCAAGTGCTGGTCTTACCACGTTGTCAGTGTAACGTGTCACTGTCTCAGTCCATGTCTCCCTTCGTCCTTCCTGATCAAGCCATCGTGCATAACGTGACTTGTGTATAAAAGATTGGTAGTCTGTAGGTAGTAGGTTACTCATCTATTATCTCCGCTTCCCTTTAATACGCCACGTTCTTGGCGACTATTTAATTTTTTCATGTTCATTCGAATAATGTCAACTAAGGTAAAACCAAAGATCATAGCAATTGAAACATCGTAAAAAAGTACATCGCCTAGCTCACTAGCAATTTCATCAGGAGTAAACTTATGTTTATCACGGATAAGCTTCTTAACTTTTTCAGCTACCTCACCAGACTCACCTACAAGACCTAACGTATTTTCTACAAGACGTTCATGACCTGAGGTTAAGATTTTACTCTCAACAAAATTACTGTACCCCTTTAAAACATTCTCATCTGAATCTAGTGGATTAAAATAGCCCATAGTTTTTAGGTCAACAGCACTCATCACAGATCTAATTCTTCCTGAGTATCATCCTCTAAAGATTTCTTTAGTTCGTTTGATTTTAATTGCTGAACAACTTTTACACATTGAATCATGTGATCAAGCAGGGCAATAGAGTTATTGCCAACATTTAAAATGTTTACAGTTTGTTTTTGCTCATCAGTTAAATCAGCAGAATCATACTCTTTATCATCAAGAATTATACTAGTCATTTTTTGTTACCTCACATTCAGTTACTGTTATATCATCTATGTCATACAGATGATCTCTTATTACCTCACCTATTACAGCAAGATTATAGTCAGGGTCAACCTCTAAAAAGTTTGCATCAGGGTCAACGTAGATGGTTAAATTTAAATCAAATCGCACAGTGAAAGTCCTTAGTTATATTGAAACGATAAGCATAGTCAAGCATCATCTCTATTTGTATTAATTATAATAGGGTCAATGTTTGTTTCAAAATAAGACTTCCACTCATAAGCATCTGAGTGTACTTCAAAATAAAATTCGCTGTCAAAAATCTCACCGTCTTCTTCTATCTTACAAAGAATACTGTAGTCAGCACCATCAGGCCACTCATTACTACGAAGACAATCCTCTCTATAGATTGGACCCTTTAGTACATCCCAAATTTTTAAGCTCATTTTTTCCAGTTCCTTAGTAGCTCCATGTAGTGATCTATGCCTACCATAATAATCCAAGGTTGTCTATCGGATCTATAGAAAACTACAGGCTCACCTTTACCATGATTGCCAGCTTGATCTATGTAGTCATAAGCAGTTTTCATACCAGCCTTACGCCTCTTAACTTCAATGCTAATAGGCAATGTCTTTCTGGCTAGGGGAGATAGCTGGATGTCTTCACCTGTATCCCCCATAGTTGTAGACTTGATGTCATCAGCTTCGAACTCAGGGAATGTCTCAAGTAATTTATCCCTGACTTCTTGCTGACCACCTCTGCCCTTGGCTTTGGCTGCTCTAGTCATAACTAATCATAGCCACGCAGGTTTTTCCATGACAGTGTAGTCACCCCAACCTGTTCTGTAGTCTGTTTCTTTTTCTGCCTTTGCAATAATAGCTAGAGTTTTGTGAAGCTCAACAGTAGCCCACTCCATAACCTCTGGCCCCATAATGTGTAGGTGCGAAAGAAAAGGTGCTGACTTCTCACAAGCAATGAAAGCAAACCTATTCACGTCATAACCTGCAAGCTTACAGGTGTAGACGTAATGAGCACCTTGAAGAAAGTAACCATACTTTACACACTCACTTAGAAAACCTTTGGGGCTAGCATCTTGTGTAGTCTTCACATCGTACACCATATTCCTAGACTCAATCATTAGGTCTGGTCTTGTCTTAAGCATAAGTCCTGATACTGGATCTTCTACGAAGATACTAATCTCGTTTACTCTTTCTTTATGTTGAAGAGCTTCAGCACATATACGATTATCTAATGCACCTCTAGTAATACAGTTAGCTACGTTAAACTCTACCTCAGTTAGTAGTACCTGATCTTCAGTCAGGTTCTCTTTCATATCTTTAAAGGCAGCACTAGCCTTAGTCTTTGGACCTTTGATTACTAGGTTCTTATCTGCCTCTAGCAAGTTTGCATGAACAGCATTACCCATTGCAAACGCTGCTGACTGAGCAATCTTCTGTCCCTTCCAATGAGCAAGAGATTTTTTATAGACTGCTTTCACAGCACTTGAAGAGATACCATCTATTGAGTGGTACTCTTCGTTAGACATGTCTTGTATTTTTTTCATAACGACTCCTAAATAAAATGTGGGGTAGGTAGAAAAGGAAATAAATACCCACCCCACTGATAGGCTAGAACAATACTTCGTCCTCAGCCACAGTCTTGGACTCAGTTGCAGGTGGAGGAGAGTCACCCATGTCAGAAACATATTCAATATGTTTAAGAACTTTAACCTTATCCAAACGTGTTCCAACAATATTTGCCATACGTGTATCGTAGACAGATAGTGTTACTTCTACTGTTGAGCCATTACCAATGACTCCATCTTCATCGTAAGACCAAGGCGTATCATCAGCCTTCAAGACGATAGGTGCTCCACTGTTACGTGGTTGTCCACCATCAAACTTACGAACAAACCTAACCGTGTGACCACGGCCTTCTGGATCAGGCTTACCCCTCTTGATAGAACGAGAAGCCTTAAGCTTAGTTAAGTTATCTTCATCTAAGATAACGTCTATGGTACAAGCTCCATTGCAAGCTTCGTACACTCCATCGTACCCTTGCATGTCTCGATTGTCTTCAAAGACTTTGGCCCATTCTCCAATGCCTGTTAACTTTACTATACGTGTAGCCATATGGCCCTCCTGTTTTAATGTATTTCACTATAAGTATTACCGTACTGTATGTCAATACCGAGGTCAACATTTAATTTAAGCTCTTGATTAACTTTTTCAATAGCCCATTGGAGGACTGTAGAGTGTTCTTGTTCGTCCCCCTTTCTAACCTGATTGATTGACTCGTCGTGGAATTGCCCTAAGATATTAGGACGTTTACTTCTGTAGTAAGCAACCCATTTGTCAAAGCAGTAAGCACCAGTGGATTGATTAAGAGTAGAGAAAACATCCTTCTCATATCGAAGGCTATGCCAGAACTTGCTGACTGGGTTTTGTACCCACATCTCACCATTAATCTTTCTTATGTGCTGGTCCTCAGAGAAAGCTTTGACAGACCAGTTACGTTTCCAATACGCATCGAGCAGTGAAGCTGCCTGAGGTATTGGCATTCCTGTAGTACGTGATAACTTAGCTGCACCTACACCATAGGTAGCAGAGTAGTTCACCACCTTATAGTTTTTACGTAGGGACTTCAGAGATACTTCTCCTGTATTATGCTTGTCTATCTGTGCTTGAGTAACAGCACCAGCATGTTTAGCAAGGTCAAGGTGAGGATCGAAACCATCCTTAGCCATCTCTTTCACATACTCTGGATCGTAAGGCTTCATGTAGTGACGCTTAGTGGTATCCTCTAGGGATGTCATGTCAGCACCACATAATAAAGAACCTTCGTCTGCTATCAAGCAACCACGTACTTCTTTACCCCAAGGCTTATCAACCCCAGGTAGGTTAACCAAAGGTTTCTTGTGTTTAAATCGTAGTGTGTTAGTCAGGCCAGCAATACCTGCCTTGACGTAACCATCACGTTCACATTCAACGAACCCTTGGAAGATAGATAGCCTATGTTGAATCACAGTAAGGCCATCGAGTACACCCACTGCTGGATGTTTATCAACAAGAAGCTTGACTGAACTAGTAAGCTCCCCATCGTTACGCACTTGTGGTATCGTTCTTTCTTTACCCTCCTCATCTTTCTCATACTTGTGTGTACATGGCTCCCAACCTAATGAGAATAACCAATCCTTAACCTGAGGTGAAGACTTAGGGTTAGGATCTTTCCACCCCTTCACAACAGTAATCTCTTTGTCGTAGTGATTGGGTAAGTTCTTTTCTGCAAGCAGAGAGAACCACTTCTCACCATGTGCTGAAGGTGAGCCATCTTGTTTGAAACAAACCTTAGGCTTACGTTTTGTAGTAGTGACCTGTTGTCTAGGCATCACAGACTCAAGCTCTTTTATCTTGTCTTCTTGTTGTTGCACTAGTGTATTGATACTAGTCTCAGCTAACTCCTTATCAAGACGCCAACCTACTTGCTCTGCTGTAGCAGCACAGGACATTTTAAACTGTAGATACCTAAAGAATTTATCCAGTAGCCTATCGTCCTGATAGATAAACTTAAAACGCTTTAGTAAGTTCTGCCACAATGCCCAATTAATCTTAACGTCTTCTTCACAACGATGTATATACACCTGTATATCCTGATCAGACCAATCATCTACTACAGGCTTAGGTATATTAAAGTCTTCACCAAAGCCTTCAAGCCCATGCTTAGGTCTGTTGTAGTTAAGAACCCAAGACATAGACAAGGTATCAAACAACCTTGCTTTAATGTCTATGCCAAGTATCTTCTCAAGTAGTGGTACATCATAGCCAACAATGTTGTGACCAATCAGACCACGTTGAGATAAGATAAGCTCACGCATATCATCATAGTTTACCAGAGATATAAACTCTGAGCCATCAACAGTATAGGATAGGCAATGTATTTTAGTAGCATCATCTAATAGATTGTCTGCTTCTACATCGAATACTATCATGCTGCAATCTCACTCCCTACATAAGGTGCTTCTTCCGAAAGGATCGTAGTGTCTGGATCATAGTACACTGAACCTGCATTGCCTAACTTAGCGAACGGTCTGTTCTTGTCAACAATAAAAGTAGTAGTGTTGTTCAGTATCTCATCCTCAGTTTCAATATCACGTTCTAACTTTATACATATAATTGCTTCCTCTTCAAGGGATGCTGCATACTTTGTACGTCCATCGTCATTAACCTGTGATATAAATACAACTCCTATGTTCAACTCCTTAGCAAGCTGTGCCATACGTGAGCCTAGTGTGGTCAGTGTACTAGTAGCACCATCAACACCTGAGTTAGATAGATAAGCCAAGCGTTGAACATGATCTATAAAGATAAAGCTGGCACCATATACTGTAGCTGCAAGCCTTACATAGTCTAGTAACTTGAGTGGATCATCGTGTGACATCATCTCAAAGATGATAGTACGTTCAGCTTTGGTAGCTTCCTTAGCTGCCTTGAGTACATCAGCCTCAGAGATGTTGTTCTCTCTGGCATCATCCTTAGTCCTGACGTTGATACCTAGATGGTATGTCGCCATAGAACGATAGGTAGTCGATTTCATTTCCTCCATGTGTAGCATAGCTATACGGCTTTCTTCATCACGAAGTAGGCCTGTTTCAAAGTATCGTATCACCTCTGTCTTACCAGTACCACGAGGTGCTTTGATGAATGTGAGTCCACCCTTGACCATACCCCTGATCTTCTCGTCAAGCCTGACGTGACCTGTGGGTACATACTCGTATGGATTCTCATTCAGTATTGCATCCTCGACATCTTGATCAGAGCAGAAGAAGTTTGCTGGTGAGTATCTCTGTGGCTTACGTGCTGCCCACATCAGATCGTTAGCATCACCTGCCTCAAGGAACTCATTGGCATCCTTGTACTTAGACATAGGTACATACCAGAACTTATCAGGGAAGGCTGAGTATAACTTATCAGCTGCCCTACGTCCTGCATCATCTAGCTCACCAGCATACACTATCTCTTTGAATGACGACAGATAGAGATGATTGTGTTTGATAAACTTCTCACCGATAGATGCGCTGGGCAGTGACTTGACTGGATAAGTCTTGCCTAGTATCTGATACAGTGATGCTGCATCGAACTCACCCTCAGTCAGGTAGATACGATTACTTGTGCCAGCATTAAACTCTGGGCCAAACAAATGGTTCATGCCCATGCCTCTGTCCTTAGTCCAAGACTTAGACTTGTCGGACACTAGCCTGTACTTGACTGTGTGTGGATACTTGTAGGCATAGCGTATTGGCTCACCCTTATCCCCTGTTTGCATTTGGATACCATACAATTCACAAACATCAGGATCAATAGACCTTATGTTCTTGTATGTGCCACCCGTTACGGGTATCTCCATAGGTTTTTTCCTTTCCTTTAGAGGGTACTCTTGTTGCACCCATTCGTATATCTCAGGCATGTCCTTAGATGGGTATGCCCTGCTGCATGAGTGGCACTGACCAAAGCCACCATCATTCCAATTAAAAGCATCACTTGATCCGCAGTCAGTAAACGGACAAGCTAAGTGTGGGTTATCCCCTGTTGACATCCTTATTCCCTTTC